ACCGACTTCATCACTCCGTCAAAGACCGCAGTGGCGAATATATCACCAGCCTCGATCACCAACGGTGCGGCAACGATCGTATCGTCGGGCGATGATTCCGACGCCATCCGGTTGGATATTCGCTCGCTGCTCGCCAAGTTCAATGCGGCGAATAATCCTCCTTCAACTGCCGTCTTTATCATGACATCAGCCTGTGCTCAGGCACTGGCAATGATGGTCAATCCGCTCGGTCAGCAGGAATTCCCCTCCATGGGCGCAACCGGCGGAACGGTCTATGGCATGCCGGTGATCGTGAGTGATTATGTTCCCAGTGCTACTGTTGTGCTGGTCAATGCCACGGATGTGTTCCTGGCGGATGATGGCGATGTTTCCGTCGATACGAGCATGGAAGCCTCGCTGGAAATGTCGGATGCGCCGGCTCACGATTCGAGCACGCCGACCGGCGCCTCGCTTGTAAGTCTTTGGCAAACGAACAGCGTCGGTGTCAAAGCCGAGCGCATAATCAACTGGGTCCGGGGCCGGACGCAGTCGGTCGCGTATTTGACCAGCGCTGATTGGGGCGGCCCGGTTCACACCGCGTAACTTTCCAGGACCACCTCGCGCCTGGGGGCGGGCAGGCCTCCCCTGTCCGCTCCCATTTTTCGGAGTGATGCCGATGAAACTGCGCAAGCTGATGGCGACCAAGCCGCACAGGTACGGCACCCGGCACCTGGTCGCCGGCGACGAATACGAGGTGCCGCCCCGGCACGCGATCGCGTTGGTCGCGGGCAAGAAGGCGAAGTTTGCGGACAAGGTGATTCGCGCAGCAAAGGTTGAGGAAAAACTCTTGTCTGACTCCGACGATAGTATTGCCGGTGTTGTAACGACGGAGGCGGCCATCGACAGCCTGCGCATGGAAGCCACACAGCTCGGCATCGATGTCGATGGGCGCTGGGGCGTGGCCCGGCTGCAGCACGAGATCGCACAGGCGAGGGGCTGATGCGGATCTTCGGCCTGCCGATTCCGTTCACCGGCGAAAAGCAAAAGGCGCTAAACTCGCTGCCGACGGATCGCGGCGGCTGGTATCCACTGATCCGCGAGCCGTTCACCGGCGCCTGGCAGCGCAACCTCGAGATCAATGCTGATACCGCATCGTCGTTTCATGCCGACTTCGCGTGCAAAACATTGATCGCTCGCGACATTGCCAAGCTGCGGGTGAAGCTGGTCGAGAGAGATAAGAACGACATCTGGTCGGAGACGACAAATCCAGCCTTCAGCCCGGTGCTGCGGCGGCCCAATGATTATCAAACCCGGAATCAATTCTGGGAATGCTGGGTGCTGTCGAAACTCTCGCGCGGCAATACCTATGTCCTTAAGGTGCGCGATAACCGTCAGGTGGTGACCGCGCTACATGTGCTCGATCCGACGCGCGTGCAGCCGCTGGTCGCCGACGACGGCAGCGTGTTCTACCGTTTGAGCAGCGACAACCTGGCCGACATCGACGACATTATCGTGCCGGCGCGCGAGATCATCCACGACCGCTTTAATTGCCTGTTTCATCCGCTGGTCGGCACGCCGCCGGTGTTCGCCTCGGGGCTGGCCTCGATGCTTGGCCTCAACGCGCAAAAAACCTCCGCGCTGCTGTTCGAGAATGCGTCGGTGCCCGGCGGCCTGCTGACAACACCCGGCGAGATCGATGACGTGCAGGAAAAGCGCATCAAGGAGGAATGGGAGCAACGTTTCTCGCGCGTCAATCTCGGTCGTGTCGCAGTGCTGTCCGGCGGAATGAAATACGAGAAGATGGCCATGACGAATGTCGAGGGCCAGATGATCGAGCAGTTGAAATGGTCGGCCGAGGTGGTCTGCAGCGTCTACCATGTGCCGCCCTACAAGGTCGGCGTCGGCGTGCTGCCGACTTACAACAACGTCCAAGCCCTTAACGTCGAATACTATTCGCAGGCGCTGCAGTCGCACATCGAGGAAATGGAGGAGTTGCTCGACGCGGCGCTCAGCATCGGCGTCGGCGAAGGTCTCGGCACCGAGTTCGATACCGACAACCTGTTGCGCATGGATACCGTGACGCAGGTCACCGCCATTCGCGATGCGGTCGGCGCTGGCGTGATGACCCCGAACGAGGGCCGCGGCAAGCTCGACCTCAAGCCAGTCACCGGTGGCGCATCGCCGTATCTGCAGCAGCAAAATTATAGTCTAGAAGCGCTCGCCAAACGCGACGCGCAGGACGATCCGTTCAAGCCGGCAACGCCGCCAGCACCGCCAGCGAATGCGCCGGCCGATCAGGTGCCGCCGGCAAAGGATAAGGCGCCGCCCGCTGCCGCCAAGGCCGATGAGACCGCGCTGCGAGAAACACGCGGTTATCGTGACGAGAGACTGCGTCATGCAGCTTAAGGCGAGGCTGTTAAATGACTGATCAGATAAATTGGGCCAAAGTGCTTGGCGAGTTACTGGCCGATCACGAGCTAAAAGTGGCCGAGACTATGGCACACGCCGCCGTGTTGCCGCCCGAGCTCGCCGGACAAGTGGCTCTTGCCGTGCGAATGCTGCACGAGTCGCCGGAGATCGAGCGGCGCAGCGAACCGCCGCGGCCATCGCCCAAGGTGACCCGCATCGAGCGCGACGCCGACGGCAACTTCGTGCCGGTCTACGACGAGACGCAACCGTGATCATCGAGCTATCTCAAGAGGCAAGCAATGCCATGCTTGACGCTCTTGCCGCCATGATGGATGGCGGCAGCATCGAGTTGCTGTCAGCCGATGGCAGGGTTCTGGCGGCATTGAAACTCAGCAATCCGGTAGCGCAAGAAGCCTTCGGCGGCGAGCTTGAATTCAACAAGATCGCGGAAAGGGATGCCGCCCTGACGGGGCAGGCGCAATCCGCGCGGATCGTTTCGGCAAACGGCGGAACGGTCTTCTCGTGTGATGCAGGCGACGAGAACAGCGACGCGGTGGTCAAGCTCAACCCGGTGCAGATTACCCGTGGCGCGCCGGTGCAGTTGCGATCGTTTCGGCTGGCGATGCCATGACCCAGCAAGTCATCAATATCGGTGCTGCGGTAGAAGATGGCACCGGCGATCCGCAGCGGACATCGTTTGATAAGTGCAATCAGAATTTCACCGAGCTGTATAATGCAAGTGCATTGGACTCGCCCACATTTACGGGCGATCCGAAAGCACCAACACCAGCGACCGCTGATAACGACACGAGTATTGCGACGACTGCATTCGTGAAGGCGCAGAACTACATCACCAGCACGGCGTTGACATCCTATGCGCCGCTCGCCTCGCCAACTTTTACCGGCAATCCCACAGCGCCGACGCCGACCGCAGGAGACAACGACACCAGCATCGCAACGACTGCGTTTGTCACCACCGCGATCGCTGGCAAGGCCGACACGAGCGCACTCGCCGCTAAGGCCGACCTCGCTTCACCCACGTTTTCAGGAGACCCCAAGGCACCGACGCCGACGGCCGGTGACAACGATACATCGATTGCGACGACGGCGTTTGTCACTACAGCGATATCGACCGGCGTCAGCGGTCTTGCCGCACTCGCGTCACCGACATTCACCGGCGATCCAAAGGCACCGACGCCTACCGCAGGCGACAACGATACCAGCATTGCCACCACAGCATTTGTGATGGCGGCTGTCGCGGCTGTTGGCGGTGGAGCGGTGTCGCCTCCGCAAGGTCGGTTGACGTTGCAGACTGATACGCCAGTGATGACGACAACGCAGTCGGCGAAGACGACAATTTACTACACGCCATATGTCGGTAACTTGGTGCCAATCTATAACGGCACGTCATTTGCGATGACGGCATTTAGCGAGCTGTCAGTCCTGACGACTGACGCGACGAAGTCGCCCGCAGCGATTGGTGTAAACAAGGTCAACGATTGGTTTGTATGGAACGATGCGGGCACGTTACGGATTGGCCATGGACCGGATTGGACGAACGACACGACACCCAGCGGCACCGGTACACGTCCTGGGCTAGTAATGGTCAACGGCATTCCGCTCAACAACGCCGCGATCACGAATGGGCCGGCAGCTCAACGCGGCACCTATGTCGGCACGACTCATAGCAATGCTTCATCGCAGTTGGATTGGATTTACGGCGCTATAGCAGCAGGGGGGACAGCGGGTGTATTTGGCGTTTGGAATGTGTACAACCGAGTCTATGTGACGAGCTTGGCGGGTGATCTTGCCGATAGTTGGACGTATAATGTGATTGCGGTGCGAGCAGCCAATGCTAAAACTACGATGCGACATAGCTTTGTCTGTGGTTTAGCAGAGGATTGTTTTACAGCAGACTACAAAAGTATGCACCATCCGACTACATTCAATACAACGAATGGTATTGGATATGATGTAACGAATGCCTTTAGTGGTAGGATGGCATCAAATTTAAACCCTGCTTCTATAACATTATCAGGTGATTTTTCGACAACGGCTCTCGGGTATCATTTCTTTCAAGCATGCGAGTCGGGAGACACGGGTGGTGGCACTTTCTACGGTGATAATGGAAGTACGGCATTGTTTCAAACGGGTTTGACTTTCGCTGGGTGGATGTGATGGACGCGGCAACCCTCAATGACGCCATCGCCGAAGTCTGCCCCGTGGTCAGCACGAGCGTGGGGAAAGCGGATGATCGGGCAACTTGGTCATTCGTTCCTGGCTCGGGTGCTACTCAGCCGCAGATCGATGCTGGCAACAATGTCATCGCAACGATCCCGATCGAAACCAAAGCAACGCTCACAAACAGTGATTTCATCGGGCGATTTACCAATGCGGAATATCGAGCCGCGACCGCAACGACGTGGCGGCAGACAGGTGGCAATGCAAAAAATTGGGATGTTGTAGTTTGTGATCCGTCCGTCAATATGAATAAGAAAAAAGTAACTACTCTGAAAGCCTCGCTGGTGACCGACGGCATTCTTACACAGGCGCGTGCTGACGAGATTTTTAAATAAAGGCGCTTGGTAAATGAGCGTCACCGCCGACACCGTTCGCTACACCGCCGATGCTCATTACCCGACGGCCGACGGGTTCGTTCCCGCCAACATCATTCTGGCGGAGGTGGTCGAGCCCGCGGGCGCCTCCAGCGGGACACATGTTACCGCTGACAGCGTTCTGTTTACGGCCGATAGTCACTACCCGACCGCCGATGGGTTGGTTCCCGGCAATAGCATTCCAGCAGAGGTGGTTGATGCGATCGTCATTGCCGCCGATGCGGCGGTTATGGTCGAGGCTGCGGCCGCAGCCGACCTTGTCGATGCGACCGTCGAAGCTGCCAGCGGGGCGGGTGGCGGCGGCTACTATCCCCGGCCGAAGCCATTCCCGGTCGAGGGCGTCGGCTTCGGCATCCTGCCCGCGCTCGAGGGCGAGGCCCATGGCGTCGTCACCCTGGTCGGTGTCGGCATCGGCACGCTGCCCGGTCTCACCGGCGAGGCGGCAGGAACGGCCGGTGTTGCTGGGCGCAGTGCGGCGCAACTGGTCCTGCGCGCGGCGGCGGTCGGCACCCGCGGCCAGGCCGGCAACGCGGCGGCAGTGCTCGAAGGTCTGTCGGTCGCGAGCGCAGGCGTCGTCGGCTCGCGCGGCTCTGGTTCGGGTACGGTCATGAAGTTCAGAGCCGCTGCCAGCGGGCGGCACGACGATGATGAGGCTGCAATCGTTGCTTGGCTCCTGGCAGCATAGGGGGCGGCATGAGTGAGAACCCGATGATCCCCGCTCCACAGTATACGCTGACCGAGGGGTTTGGCGTTTGCCTGGCCATGTGCCATCGCGCCTTGGCCGAGGTTCGAGCCCTCGCGCGTATGCCGGGGCCGCCGGGCGAAACCGGCCCGGAAGGCAAGCGCGGCACCCGCGGCGAGACCGGCGACAAGGGCGAGCGCGGCGAAGCGGGGAAACCCGGTGCCATGGGGCCGGCCGGCATGGACGGCAAGAACGGCGAGCGCGGCCAGAAGGGCGAGTCCGGCCGCAATGCCAGCGACCTGACATTCCTGCAGGACTATGCCGCCGAGCAGGTCGGGCGCGCATTCAAGACCGCCACGGTCACCACGCCCGACGGGGGCCGTACGCTGCGCTGGGCCGTCGGCGACACCGTGCATGAAATCAAGACCGCCATCGTGCTCGATGCCGGGGTGTGGAAAGAGGGCACGGCCTATGTCGCTGGCGATGGCGTCACGCTCGGCGGATCGTTTTTCATCGCGCAGACCGGGACCGCGGCCAAGCCCGGCAAGTCGGACGACTGGCGCCTCGCCGTCAAGCGCGGCAGCGACGGGCGCGATGCGCGGCTAGACGAGAAACGCGCACTCGAGCCGCTCAGGTTGAAGTAATGCATTCCATTCTCGAAATCCTCGGCGAGTCGACCGACAGCGCTGGTCCCGATCTGATCAGCCTCGACGACCTCAAGTTCGCGCTCGGCATCGAGGGCACCAGCGAGGACGCGGCGCTGCAGGCTGCCATCACGATGCAATCACGCATCATTGCAGAATATTGCGATCGCCGTTTCGGGCTGGCCGAGGCGCTCGAGACCTTCACCTTCGATCGCAATGAGAACATGCTGCCGCGGCAGGCGCTGACGCTGTCGCTCTATCCGGTGGTCGAGATCGCCGAGGTCTCGACCGCCGGCGCGACCGCGGCCGACTATGAGTTCGATCCCGAAAGCGGTCGGCTGTGGACGAGCGGGTGCTGGGCGGAAACGGTCGTCGCGGTACTCTATTCGGGCGGCTACGACCTGCCCGAACAGGCGCCGGCGCGGCTGCAAAAAGCGGTCATCGAGGCGGTGCGTGATGGACGCACAATCGGCAAGCGCGATCCCAGCATCCGCGAGGTGCAGCACGGTGATGTCCGTATCGGCTATTTCACCTCATCGCTGTCGACGGCATCATCGGGCTATCTGTCGGCGACCGTGGCCAATCTGATCCAACCCTACCGGCGCCTCTATGTCGCATGAGCCTGCATTCTGGTCGGTCGCGCGCGAATGGCCAGGCGAGACCGTGTTCATCGTCGGCGGCGGGCCGTCGGTGCTCGGGGTCGAGCTCGAGGCGCTGCGCGGGCAGCGCGTCATTGCGATCAACTCGAGCGTCTACAAGATGCCATCGGCGGACATCCTCTATTTCGGCGACTGGCGCTGGTGGAACGAGCCGGACAACCGGGCAGCGGTTGCAAACTTCCGTGGCCGCGTGGTCACCACCTCGCGGCTGGTCTCGGAAGACAAGAAGGTGCTGGTCTGCCGCGCGGCCAAGCCGCCGGGGCTGGCGCGCGAGCATGACAGCCTGATGCAGAAATGGACCTCGCTGACGGCGGCGACCAACCTGGCGGCGCATCTGATCGGGCCGGGTGGCACCATCGTCTGGCTCGGCGCCGACGGCCGGCTTGCCGCCGACGGCCGCAGTCATCATCATCAACCACACCGCTGGCCGCATCGACAGGGCTGTTACGACAAGCAGCACGCGGATCTGGTGACAATCGTGCCATCGCTGCGAGCGCTCAAGATCGCGGCCTACAATGCCTCGCCGGGGACGGCCTGGGCCGATCTGCTTCCGGTTATCAGCCTGCAGGATGTCCTTGAGCGACGCGCGGCCTAAGCCGGTCCTGATCCGTGGCATGTGGGGTTTGGGCGACAACTGCTACTCGCGCCCATTCGTGCGGGCGGCGGCGGCGCTTTACGAGGTCCACCTCGAGACGCCGTGGCCCGAGATCTACGCCGACCTCGATATCAAGTTCATCCGCGGCGGCCGAAAGCTGCGCACGCAGCAAAAGAACATGGCGCGGCAGCGCCCGGATCTCTGGTCGCGACCGCGTGTGCCAATGCGCGAGGTCAAGGTCGGATACGGCGCCAGCCTGTCGACCTCCTCGATCATCAATGCGCTGGAATATCGCTGGTCGGCGCTGAAGGTCGGGTTTGATCCGGCGCTGTTCGATCTGCCGGACATGGGGCCGTCGCCGGTCAAGCCCGATCGGCCGATCGCGGTCGTGCGGCCGGTGACGGTGCGCAGTGAATGGCGCAACGAGGCGCGCAACCCGCAGCCGGAATATATCGCGGCGCTGGCGACTGAGCTGATGGCGACGCACACGGTGGTTGCGGTCGCTGACCTCATGTCGGGCGAGGAATGGATCGTCGGCGAACCGCCACCGGCTCACCGCTATTTCGTGCATGGCGAGCTTACGGTGCGCGAACTGCTCGCGCTGGTGCGCGACGCCGACATCGTCATCGGCGGCGTCGGCTGGATCGTCCCGGCGGGACTCGCGCTCAAGGTCAAGACTTTCGTGGTGCTGGGCGGCCACGGCGGTCACAACGCGCCTGAAAAGATCACCGACCGACGGCTCGATCTCAGCCGCATCGGCTTTGCCGTACCGGAGGCGTTCTGCCGATGCACGAACATGTTGCACATCTGCGACAAGAGGATCGCCGATCCGGTCGGGCAGTACCATCGCTGGTCGCGCAGTTCTCGCGTCGCCGCCTGACCTGGTGGCCAGAACTTGGCATTGGCCATTATCCGGTCGAGGTCGGGTTCGCACCCTACGATCAGGACTACTTCGACAGTTTCGATCGCAATGCTCATAGCGATCTTGGGCGCGCGCTGATGAATGCGCGGTTCAACTTTGTCGAGCGACATTACAGGGGGACATTGATCGATGTCGGTATCGGCTCGGGTGCGTTCGTCGAACTCCGTTGTGCGCGCAAGCGCACGACCTACGGCTACGATGTCAACCCAGCCGGCCTCGAATGGCTTGAGCAGCGTTCGCTATTGGTCGATCCGCATCTGGTTTCGTTCGATGCTGCAACGCTGTGGGATGTGCTCGAGCATATCCCGGATTTTCAGTCGCTGCTGGCCAATGTGAAGGACTGGGTGTTTACGTCCTTGCCGATCTTCCGCGATGCTGAACACGCGCTGGGCTCCAAGCATTTCAAGCCGGACGAGCATTGCTGGTATTTCAGTCGCGATGGTCTCGTGGTCGCGATGAAGCTGTGCGGCTTCGCGCTGGTGTCGGAAAGCACGATCGAGACCGAGCTCGGCCGCGAGGATATCGGGACGTTTGCATTCCGCAGGGAATGGCGATGATCGATTACAGCGCGCTGCTCTATGACCCGGTCTATGAGGCGATCGGCGTGCCGGCGGTGCTGACCGCGGCCGGGACCGCGGGCGAGATCGCGCTGACTGTGATCGATGATACCCGGCCGAAGATGCAGGCCAGCGGCAGCGTGGAGGTGCGCAGCGTCGGACCTGGCGCCTATGCCCGCATCCCCGAGCTCGCCGGCAACGGCATCGCGCGCGACGACTACCTCGACGCGGTGCTGGCCTTCAACGGTCGGACCTGGGTGGTTCGCTCCTACGAACTGCGCGGCAGCCCGAACGGCGAGGATCTCGGCGAGGTGCGGTTCCTGCTCAAGGCCATCGAGTCCACCGATGGCTGACGTTCGCGAGGATATCCTGGTGCGGCTGCTCGAGGTGGTCGCCACCATCCCAAACATCCGCTCGGCGCATCGCAACAACGTGGACATCACCGAGGATCAATTGCCGGCCGCTCTGGTGCTCGACGGCGACGAGGAGTCGGACGGCGCCGGTGATGTGTCAATGAAACAACCGCACCGGCCCTACAACGTGCAGATGACACCCGAGATCATCATCGCGCAGCAGGCCGATGAAGTCGGCTCCGATCTGAGCAAGCTGCGGCGCGAATTGATCAAGCGGGTGCTGACCGACACCGAGCTCAACGAGCAGATCGTCAAGACCGGGCGCCACGGCAACGGGGCGATCCGCTATCTCGGATGCCAAACCGACCTCGGATGGATGCGTTCGCTGCACGGGGCGCTGCGGGCGCAGTTTCTGTTCAAGTACACGCTCAAGCCCGACGATCTCTAGAAAGGAGAGCACCGCCATGCCCACGTCACCCAGCGTCCAGAATTACCACATCGGCAAAGGAATTGTTTCGTTCAAGGAAGCGGGCGGATCGAGCTTTGTCGATCTCGGCAACGCGCCGTCGTTCGTCTATACGCCCAACGTCGAGAAGAAGGAACATTTCTCGTCGCGCGAGGGCGTCAAGACCAAGGACTTCACCGCGATTACCGAGATCAGCGCAACAATCAAAGTCACGCTCGACGAAATCACACCCGAGAATCTCGCAATGTTTGCGCTGGGGGATTTGGCCAGCGATGGCACCATTACAGGACTGACGAAGGCCGAGTTCACCGGCACACTCAAAGTCATCGGCACCAACGACATTGGCCAGCATATTGGCTGGGAAGGTGATATATCGTTCGTGCCCTCCGGTGACTTTAGCTTCATCACTGACAGTGATGATTTTTCGACGCTCGAGCTGGAGGCTGAGGTGCAGAAAGCCGTTGATGGCTCGTTCGGCGTCTGGTCAGTCGAAGAGCCAACGGCGTGAGGTAATTCATGGCAGACCTTCTGGATATCGCGCCTTCGACCGCGTGCGAGGTTGTCAAGATCGATGGCAAGCGAATCGTCGTGCGCGGCTTGCACGGTGATGCCATCGCTTCGATCGTGGGGCGCTTCCCTGAGCTTGGGGCGCTGCTCGGCGGCGGCAACGACATTGGGCCGCGGTTGATCCAGCGGTTCGGTGGTTCGATTGGCCCGATCATCGCTGCCGGTTGCGGCCATCTGGGCGACGAGAAATACGAACAACACGCGAGCACATTGCTAGTTGAATATCAATTGAAGTTGCTCAAGGCGATCATCGGTTTGACATTCCCAAACGGACTAGCCTCCTTCATCGAAACGGTGATGGCGCTCCTACCAGGAGCCGACGAAGGAGCAAAGCCCGTCATCAAGATGCGCTTGAAGACATCGCCGTCGCCATCACAGCCCTTATCCGAGGCGGCTTCCCGCCCGATTATGCAATGACGCTGACGCCGCGGCAGATCGCGGCCTATCTCGAATTCAGTGACAAGCTCGAGCGCATCGAACGGGCCGATGCATTGATGATTGCCGCGATTGGCGCGCAGGGCGACAGCAAGGCGATCGAGAAGACGCTCAAGGAAATTAGCGGGTGATGTTAGGGCGCGGGTGAGTGGCTAAGTAATACGAAATAGGGCGTAAAATTTTGGACCCTAGTCGATGGCTTCAAAACTAAAGGTCAAGGTGACGATCGACCAGCCGCGCTGGCTCAAGATGATCCGCGACAAGCAGCGGCCGGTGGCGACAGCAGCGGTTGCAGCCCTGCGCGAGACCGCCGCCAATGCGGTGCAGGAGGGGCGCAGCAATATCGCGGGCGCCGGTCGGTTCGGGCCGAAGTGGCAGTCGGGTTTGCAATATCGGACGCAAGACGCAGAGGCAGGCGGTGAGCCGTCGCTGCAGGCCAAGGCCATCATCTTTCACAAGTTCGGCTTCGCCGGCGTGTTCGAGCACGGCGCCACGATTTCGGGCAAGCCA